ATCTGATTTGCTTTCCTTGTAGTCCTCAACATATGCGGTTGCAGAGATTACAGCGCAGTTTGAAGTCGTATAGCTGACACGACAAGAGGTGTATGTATCATTGTCCCCGGTAGTGAGCTTGTATTTGATATAACCGCCGGTAGCACCGTGCTTTATTGTGAGCACCGATTTCTTTTTTTCATACTTTGCTTGGTCGAATATAACGATGATGTTATTCGTTACTTTCAAACTACACCCGGCATCATGACACAGCTTTTTGAGAAATCCTATATCACTTATCCGGTACTGCTCCGTGCGTTTATATGACGGGTCTGAAGAACTTTCAAACATACATGCCATACCATTGGAATTAGCTATCTTTTTGGCTATTGCCGACAGGGTCGTGTTTTCCCATGATTTGCTCTTCTGTGTTTGGCGAACCGTCGAAGCATAAGGCAGGCTCGTTGCCTTGATTGTAATTGTGGCCGGCGGACCGGAAGCGTCAATACTGTCAAGTTCGAATTGCCCGCAATCGAGCATATCGTCTTTGCCGTCAGAATTCCAGTTTTCGCGGAGAATAATAGCAGATATTTTCAAGCCTTTGCTTGCAGCTCGCTCATCGGAGCTTGTTGATGTAGTGGATTCACTGGTGCGTTTGACTTGACTTTCAGCAAACCAACCGAGGTAACCAACACAAATCGGGTAGGGAATACCGCTTTTCAGATTAAGGTATGTGATTTTGCCCGTATAGTTAGTCACAGCAGCGCCAGGCGTGCCGTTGCCATAGCTTGAATACTGAGGCTGACCATTAGCTACAACCTCATCGCCAATATTCCATGTTCCGGCCGCAGCAGCGGTATTGCTCGATGCTGTATTTGCGGCGGATTTCGCAGTTATGCTTGATGTCTTTTTTTTAGAGGTCGACTTTTGAGCCTTGACTTGTTGGGACCCTATACAAGTAAGGTGTTCCAGTTTGACATAGGCATTTTTTCTCTCAAAGTCAAAGTTGACCCACCCCTCTTCAACGCCTTTTGATGTTATTACCGTTCCATAAGCAAGAGTGCCATATACATAATACTGCTCACCTGGTCTTCCGTGAACATTAACACCGCTCGCAGCTGTTACCTTGTAAGTGTAGGCTGTGGTGTATTCCGCGTTATCTTCATCGACCGGAATACTGTCAAGAGTTTTTCCTCCTTCGGCAGCGGCTTGAATAGCACTATTGAGCCACTTTTCAAGCCATATGCCGTCACGGTCCTGCAACTTCAGCTGTAAGTCGTCAGTTTCATCTTCTTCATTGTCGACATAGGTCATTTGCAGAAGATAAGGCTCAACTGATTTTGTGATATCCGTGCCCGCGAATCTCACTTGAAACGCAGCGCGGCGCGCCATATTTTTTTCGCTCATCCATTAGCCACCTTCCACGGAGGCAGTTCGTCCGCTGCCGTATAATCGTTGACTTCGGGAATGTTCAGCACTATGCCATCAGAGAAGATGTAGACAAGGAGATAGGCAGGATTTTCTGCCATAATAAGGTCCGTGTGCTTTTCATCACCAAGCTGTTCTTTGGCAATGCCGTCCCACATATCCCCTTGTTTTGTAGTATAGGTCATCATGTATAAGCAAGCCTCCTGGAGTCGACTCCTGCCATTTCAAGTGCGTCCATAACCATTTCAACCAATGTGTCAGCATATTCTGCTAAGCTGGATTGATCTGCTGATCCGGAAACATTGAATACCGGTGATATAGTAATGGTAGTCTGACCGCCACCGCTACTGGACATATCCCTTGCGATTGCGGCAGTATCATTAGAATTGAACACACGTTCGCCGCCTGCCATGCGAACTATTTCCGGACCTTCTTCGCCGACAAGGGCGTAGCCGGAATCTGCCGATAAAGTTCCTGACGCATACTTCGACATATCTTCAAGTTCACGGAAACCGCGAACAGAACCATCGTACACCTTTTCACTCGGAACGTTTGTGGTAGTATTGGTACTGCCTGTTGCAAATGCAGCGGTTACAGCAGCAGACACAGCCGCAGCCGCGTCAGCAGCAGTTGTCTTGCCGGAATTCAGCGCGTCAACGTATGCTTGTAGTGTAGCTTCCGCCGCTTCCTTGGCCTGGTCAGACAGGTTCATCGCTTCTATTTTCTCTTCCATTGTATCAGCGATATCCTGTAATCCGTTTTCCATGTCGACTTTCAGACCAGCAAGACCCTCGGCGGTGTCACCTTGCTGTTCCTTGAGCGTCTTCCAGTTCTCAACAGCGGTTTTCAGTTGTTCATCGGTGGCTTTCGCAAAGCCGGCAACTGCGTTAACGCTCTCTTCGGAGCCGTCCGAGAAAGCAGCAAGCATTTCTTGCAGCCCCTCTATATCATCGGCACGTTTGGACAAGTTATCAAGATCTGTGTTGTAGTTGCTCCAGTAATTGATTTGTGTTTCCATCGCATCATTGATGGTCTGAATGCTTGTTGGGATTACTGTAGCAGCGGTGTCCCATATTTTATATTGTCCGGTTATGCTGTCATAGGCTTCATCGTATGCTTTTTTATAACTTTCCAGTAGGTCCTCCGAAGCCTGTTGGACTTCGTTAGTTGCAAGCAGGATAGCGTCATAGGAAGTTGCTGTTGAATCTGCTGCGCCTTCAACCATGCCTTCATACTCGGCTATGATAGCATTGCATTCTTCAAGGGCTGCGTTGCCTTCGCGCGCATCTGCCGCCGCTTGCCAATACTTGTCCTGCGCTTCGTTGTAGGCCTTTTGAATCTGTCCGTCCGTATTGGTAAACGCACCGACAAAATTCTGCCATACTACTTTAGCGCCGTTGTCCGTAAACACTTTTCCTGCGTCAAGCATGGCCTGTTCTGCTTCATCGCGGAGCTGTTCGAGTTGTGCTTGCTGTTCTGCAAGATCATCTCTAGTCTTTAATGCGTTTTCGTATTGAGCTTTTTTCTTCTCAGCTTCAGATACGCCGTTGACCTTGGCTATCGTTTCGTCAATATGGCCGTTGACGTCCTTGATGTTAAGACCGAGTTCGGGGTACTGTTCATTAAGCTTGGCAATGATATTGGAAAGTTCAGAGTCAATGTCCTGACCGTCCTTGGCTGCGTCATTAAGGCTGCGCATTTTTGCGGTAAGCTCGGTTGTGGTCTGCGACTGTTGATATATTTCGGAGTTAGTTTCGCTGTAAGTTCCGAGTATCTCCTCATAACTGGTGTGCAGACTGTCAAGCTCATTGTAGAGATCTTCAACTGTGCGCTTGTTGGCTTCAAAGCTCTCTGTTGCCTGGTCTACGTCATATTTCAGAGCCTGTGCCTGTTGACTGTTTTCACCGTATGTTTCACAGGCTTCCTGATACTTTGCGTTGAGTTCATCGAGTTCGTTTTTCTGGCGTTGCGAGGATTCCGTCAGCGTGTTAGTTTCAAAGTTGGCAACCTTACATACCTCATTAAGTGCGATAACACCTGCTGTCACAGCGGCGATAGCCGCTGTGAAAATGAATATAGGGCTTGCGAGCATGGCCATATTCCAGCCTGTCTGTGCCGCCGTAGCCCCTGTGGTCGCCGCTGCTTCACCAGTTTCAGCAGCGGCAGCCGCTGCCGAAGCAGCAGCTTTTCGGGCTTTCAATGCGATTCCGAATTCGTCAAGAGCGTTCTTGGCTTTCTTAGCAACATTCCACGCATTGTACGCAAGCACTACAACCCCGATTTCTGCGCCAATAGCCATTATCGACTTTACAAGCACCGGATTATTCTGTGTGAATTCATTAACGGAAGTCAGAATATTCGCGCCTGCCTGTGCAAGATTTCGCAGCTCGTCGTTATACAAACCGCCGATTGTTTCCTTTAAACCGTCCGCTGCGGAGTCAAGCAGGGTGACATCGCCCTTAAGGTTGTCCAGTTGTATCTTGGACATTCTTTCAGCCGCTCCGGTGCAGTTGTTGATATTGTCACGCAGGGATTCATAATCCTCGCTTGTGGAATTGAGGATAGCGAGCAGACCGTTATATCCGCGTTGCCCCGCAATAGCCATAGCATTGCTTACACGTTCCGCTTCGGTCATCTGTTCGAAATACCCGCGTAGTTCATCAAGGGTTTGTCCGAATGACTTTAATGTACCGTCAGAATTGAGCGCTGAGAATTCAACTTCGCCGATAGCTGCAGCGGAAAGCGTTGCGCCCTCCAAAATGCCGTTGAAAGTATTCTTTAACGCTGTACTTGCAACGCTGCCTTTAACGCCAGAATTAGCCATAAGGCCTATTGCCGTTGCAACATCTTCTATGCTGTATCCGAGCGCTCCTGCAATGGAAGCAGAACCGGCGAATGTTTCACCCATTATGGCCACGGAAGTATTTGACTTAGAAGCGGTCTGCGCCAGAACATCAGCAAAATGCGCCGTATCAGAAGCAGTCAGCCCGAAAGCCGTCAAGTTGTCTGTGACAATATCAGAGGTCAGCGCTAAGTCTTCGTTAGAAGCCGCTGCCAGATTAAGCACACCATTCATTCCGTCAAGCATTTCCTGCGCGTCCCAGCCTGCCATACCCATGTATGTCATAGCCTGTGCGGATTCGTTTGCGGTAAACTTGGTAGTAGCTCCAAGGTTTCTAGCTTCAGCCGACAATTCTTCCATCTCTGCTGAGCTTGCTCCAGAAAGAGCTTCAACGGTACTCATTGTACCGCCGAAGTCCATGGATATATTAACGCAATCTTTGTATGCGTCGTATATAGCCCCTTGGCTATGCCGGCAGTAACAAGTGCATTCCCGGCCAGTTCGAAAGCAGAAGCGGATTTTTCTCCGAATTGCTCTGCTTCTTCTGCTGCACGTTGCTGTTGGTCTGATAGCTCCTGTGTGCGCTGCTGTAAACGTTGCTGTTCTTCGCCAAGCGCATTGACATTAACGCCCGCTTCGGCAAGAGCTTCGCTCATCTGCTGTAAGCGCTGGTTTTTATCTGCAATAGCTTGTTCTGTGTTCTGAATTCGCTGTCTAAGTTCGAGTTCACGGTTAGCAAGTTCTGAATTAGCTGAATCAGACTGTGCGATTTCCGCGCGGACGTTTTCAAGCTGTTTGCGGTATGTATCTAGCTTAGCATTCGTCCGGTCGATAGTTGTCTGCTGGCGCTGATAGGCTGTGATGTCCGCCTGCTGTTTGTTAAGAGCCTGGATTTCTTTTTCAGCGGCCTGAATAACTTTCCGGGCGGAAGTGAATGTTCCGTTGAAGTTCGAGCCGAGTGCTGCACCCAGCTTGAACAATACTTC